TAAACATAAAAAAGATTGATAAAATAGAAGTTCAATCTACTAAAACTGGTACAGAAATAAAAGAAGTTAATTTAAATAATCATATATATACACTTGATCAAGTTATATCAAATACTAGGACTAGGATGGGCGATAAATTTGAAGTATATAACGCCTTTACATCAAACTGCCAAGATCTAATATTAAATTTATTAGATGCTAACAAATATGGAAATAAATCAGATCGCATCTTCATAAAGCAAGATTTGACAGAATTAATAAAGAATATACAATTATATCCTTACTTTCAAGCCTTCTTACAAGGAGTCACCGATCTCGCACGCCTTACAGATATAATACTTTATGGTAAAGGTCGTTAATCAAATATGAAATAACTTTTTATTTATATTCAAAAAATCAAATACATAATCCTGTAACTTCTTATCTAGGATATTAATTAATTTATCAATATTTTTTATATTAAACATTTTATATAATTCATCTTGTATTTTTACAACATATACCTTATTTAATTTTAATCTACATAACTCTAGATTATCAAATATTAATCTAGGTTCATTCGCAATTTTAGAAAAATTTTTAATAATATTTAATTGATTAATAATAGAAGATAGCAAACCAATATTACTATTTAGAAATTCAATAAGATAATTAATCATAATTTTATTCTTTCTAGGATTCAAAGAAATTAATGAATACATACGTTTAACTGCTTTGAAATAATTTTTATCATTAATTAACTCATTTATATCTTTTTTTAAAAGGATCTCTTTCTGTCGTTTAGTAGGTTGTTTAGAATGAAAGATTGTATTATTTATATCCATTAATACTCCATTTATATTTGCGATTGTATTAATTTGAATATATTCTTTTGTATTATGAAAATCTACTAACCAAATATTTTTATGTTTTTTAATAAGATTAATATGGTCTTTGAGTTGTTTATCAGTAACAATTATTTTTTCATTCAAATCATAATCACTAGAATAGGTAATACTATTTACAGATGCTGAACCAATGAGATGATAATTATTTCCAAATGTAATTAATTTAAAATCTTCTTGAAGTTCTATTGGCAAATTTTTCGTTTGAATCATATATATTATAATATAATATATTATAATAATGAATTTTGAAGGTATAGGAAGTCAACTTGCTGAAATAGTTAACCCTAAATGGAAGAAGAGTAAGATGATTCATCTTGCCAAAGATAATGAATTAAATCAAGTAAAGGATTCTTTTAATAAATTAATTTTAGATGATCCAGAATCAAAATTCGAACTAGCGATAAATAAAGATCTGGAAAGAATTATAGCGTACCTAGCAGGCGCATCAGGTTCAGGAAAATCTTATACAGCTGCTAAAATAATCGAGAAGTATCATAAAGCGTATCCTAAAAATCCTGTATTCGTATTTTCTTCTGTTGATCAAGATAAAGCATTTGATAAATTTAAATTCATCAATCGAATCAAGTTAGATGAACTATTGACAGAAGATTTAGACATAAATGATCTAGCCAATTCTATGGTTATCATGGATGATATTGATTCTATCTCTAATAAAAAAATAAAAGATAAAGTATTGAATATTGCGAATGAAGGCTTGCAACGGGGTAGACATTCAAAGACTTCTATGATCTTTACTAATCATATTTTATGCGATGGTCGACAGACAAGACATATCCTGAATGAAGCTCATTCAATTACTATTTTTCCAAAATCAGCAAATTCTAGAAATCTAGACTATCTTCTAGGTTCATATATTGGATTATCAAAACCAGAAATCCAATATGTTAAAAGCATGGAAACACGTCCATGTACTATTATTAAAACTTATCCCCAAGTCATTGTCGCTGATCATGAAATAACATTTACCAAGGATATTCTTACTCCTACAAATGAAACTCGATAATCTTTAGAAAAATATTATATATTCATAATATAATGGCAAATAGATCTAATGCAACAATCAATCAAACATTAAATTATCTTCTTGCTAAAGTAAATAATTTACCACCTCCTCCATCTACTGAAACTTTAGCTCAAACATTAACAGCAGGTAATTCAGCAGGTACATCTGATATAAACATGAACGGAAATAATATTACAAATTTAGTTACTCTTTCTTCTACGATTGGGAATGCTATGAATATAACTGGGGATGATAATCTTAATTTGAGTGCTGGGGGTGATTTAAGTCTAACTGGGGATGCTAATGTTTATATCACTGCTTCTAATAATTCAGTAGAAATATCGTCGTATGACGGAATAAATATTAGTTCATTAACAAGTGGAATAAATTTATCTACAAATGGAACCGAAGTGAGTTTTACTAATTGCCCTATTAATATGAACTTAAATACTATAAATAATGTAAGTCAAATAACATTAGCAGATACTACTAATATTTCAAGTTCTACATTAACCCAAGCAACAACTGGGGATTTAACGATTAACGCTTTAAGTAATCAACTCATTCTCCAATCATATGATAATACAAATATTTATCCAGGAGTAGGACTATTAGTTCAAGCAGTTGATTATGTTTCTCTTCAAGCTCCTCTTATAACATTAACAAATGGTAGTGGATTTAATAACACTATAAATTTAGATAATTCTACTGGTGATATAATAATTCAATCTGCTAATGGTTCTGTTGAAATAACTGCTGGGAATGGGGACGCTGGAAACAGCGGAATTACTTTAACTTCACCAGAGGGTAATATATCACTTAACCCTTCTTTATCTAACTTCGTTACATGCGATAGTTATATTTACGCTCAATTAGGTGGTTTTAATGGCCCTATGTATCATGCTGACCAACCTACTACAGCATCAACATATTATTTAACCTTCGTTCAAAGTGGAGGAATTCCTGGATATTATATTCCTAATTTTGATAGTGCGACTTTAACCTACAATCCTTCAACAAATTTGTTAGCAGTTGCTGGATTACAATTAAGCGGAGCAACAAATATACCTACATTTAATGCCGGTGTATTGACTTTGGGTTGTAATGAAGCAAGTAGTCGTCAGTTTCAAGTTTCATTAACAGCAAATATGACTGGATTATCTTTAACCAACAGAAGAACAAATGGTGTTTATACTTGTTCTATTTATAATGTAAGTGGTTTATCTTATAGTATTTCAAATGTATTAACTGGTTCTGCTTCAAATAAGACAGATTATTCAGCACCCATTGTTATTGCTGACGGACAGTTTGCTATATTAACAGCGAGAACCTTATTAACAAATGGAACAGCATACAATTATGTTTCAGTAGTAAAGTATGCTTAAGAAATATCTCAATAATATTATGAATACAGCAGTATTTGATGGAGTTTTTTGGTCTTTCGTAATTACATCCAGTATAGGATGTATTCTTGCATTTAGTAAGATGCTATATAAATCAAAATGTAAAAGTTGTAAATGTTGCGGTTGCGAACTATTAAGAGATACAGAAGCAGAAGAGAAGATAGATGAATTAGAAATAGAAAGACATCCTGAAGAAAAGAAATCTAATATTAATAATATATAATGCCAATAATAGACAATCAAATCTTATATGATAAAGTAAAAGAATACGCAGATACTATTTATAAAAAACCTAGTGCCTATAAATCTGGATTTATAGTTAAAAAATATAAAGAACTAGGAGGTACATATACTGATGATCGTAAACCTAAAAATCTCAAACGATGGTATTTAGAGAATTGGCAAAGTATATCAAAGCCAAATGAATATCCTGTTCTTCGTCCTACTAAAAGAATAAATAAAAATACTCCATTAACTAGGAGTGAAATATCACCAACAAATTTAAAGAAACAAATTGAATTAAAACAAGTTTATAAAGGTAAGAAAAATTTACCTCCATTCCGTCCTACTAAAAAAATAAATAATAATAATAATATGCCTCAAATAATATATATAACTGAATCTCCTAGATTATTTAAAAAATATAGAGTTTACTTAAATGATGGAAGTTATTATGATTTTGGTCTTGATAAATCTCAAACATATTTAGATCATCATGATAATACAATTCGACAGAACTATCGAGCTCGACATTTAGCAAATTCAAAAGAAAAAGAATTAATAGAATCTCTAACTCCTAGTTCTTCATTATTTTCATACATGTTACTCTGGGGCGATCATACTGATCTTATTAAAAATATAGAAAATTTGAATTCGTTATTCATAAATAAATATAAAAATAAATAATATATGAGAAATAGAATTCCAAAAGTAAAAAAGATTAAAGTTATTAAAGAAGAAGAAGAAGATAATGATTATGATGGAAGAATTACATTAATAAAAAGTGATAATCCTAATTTCACTTATGAAGTATATGATTATAAATCTGGGTTATTTAGGGGATTTATGGGAAACAAACATTTTAAAAAAGATGAAAGTAATTTAGAAAGAACTGAATAGAACATTATAGAACAATGCCAAGACTTCCAACAGATTATTCAAAAACTATTATTTATGTTATTAAATGTAAAGATGATAATATAACAGAAGAATATATTGGATCTACATCAAATTTTAGAGAAAGAAAATGCCAACATAAAACAGTTTGTAATAATGAAAAATCTAAAAATTATAATTTAAAAATTTATAATTTTATTAGAGAAAATGGTGGATGGGATGAATGGATTATGTTAGAAATTGAGAAGTATCCATGTAATGATAAAAGAGAAGCTGAAAAGAGAGAAGAAGAAATAAGAGTTGAACGAAAAGCTCAATTGAATATGAGAAAAGCATTTATAGAAGAATCATATAAAGAATGTAATAAATTATGGTATGAAAATAATAAAGAACAAATATTAATTAAATCAAAACAATATAGAGAAGATCATAAAGAACAAATTAAACAATATTTTAAAAAATATTATGAAGCAAATAAAGAAGAAAGAAAACAATATTATGAAGCAAATAAAGAAGAAATTAAGGAATATAAAAAACAATGGGGTAATAAAGAATTTATTTGTAAATGCGGTTGGATAGGAAAAATATATTCAAAATATAAACATATAAATAATTCTAAACAACATCAAGATTTTATCAATAAGTAAAATATAATAATAATAAATATCTTATTATTATATGGAAGGATATTTGCCAGAAACCCATTTACAATTAGATTTTGATAAAGCAGTTGAACGTCTGCCCCTTTTTATGACTGATGCTGATTTACGTCGTTACCTAGGACATAATTTTCCTATTTTTAAATATTCAGAATTAGATGATATTCAACATATTAATCACATTCTTCCAGAAAATAAATGTTGCTGTATCATTTTAGTAGAAAGTACCTATAATACAGGTCACTTTGTAGCGCTTGCTAGGAAAGATGATGTAATAATTCAGTTCGATTCGTATGGTGTTAGTATAGATCATGAATTAAATTATGTTACTAAAATGATGCAAAGAATTTTAGGCGCTGAAAAGAACGCTCTAAAAGATTTAATTAAAAATAGTGGTTTGAAAACAATTTATAATAAGACTAAATACCAATCTACTAAAAAAATATATGGGGTTGATTCTTCAATATGCGGAAGGGCATGTATAGTATTCTGTCAATTATTCAAATTAGGATATACTTTAGAAGAAATGAAAATATTAATAGATAATAAAAGAGATCATTATGAAATGATATTCATGACAGAATTTCCGATTGATCTGACATTTTGCTTTTTGATTCCATAAATTATTATCTTTAGAATAATATAATGTCCGCTCAGGCCTTGTTAAGTTTGCCGAACAACGCAATAATTCAAACTGGAAGTTTTGGAGAAACTACTGGATCTATTACCTTTAATACTCCATTTCCTAATACGCCATTAGTATTTTTACAAAACAATCAAGGAGGAACTTGGGATCAGGTTGTATTTGTTATATCAACAACTTCAACAACTGGATTTACATATCTTAAATTTGATACTCAAACAAATACTACTATTACGAATCAAATTGGTTGTAATTATGTAGCAATAGGGTTTCCTTAATCAAACATTGTCGTGATGAACAAAGTTAGTTTATGACCATAACATCGTAACGATTACAATTTGGATTGTAATAGTTAGATTATGATTGTCAAGAGCGTAAAATGACAGAAGATCAAGAAAATGAGAGCATATCAATCATGAATTCGCACATTTTTCACGCATAATCCAACATTGTTTAAGGGGTGAATTAAAGATCTTTAATTGAGACCTATATCAATTTCATTTTATGACTGAAATATCATCATGTATTATTATTTTCTGTCAAATATGCTCTCGCCAATCATAATCTAACTATTACAATCCAAATTGTAATCGTTACGATGTTATGGTCATAAACTAACTTTGTTCATCTCGACAATGTTCGCCGACGCTTATTTAATACTTAATTGTAATAATATTGGCGTTGTTAAATTACCACCAGTATAATTTATATTTATTTGTTGAGCTTGGTCATCCCTAAATCCAATATCAAATGTTGTATTACTACTCATATTTACTTCTTGAAAATCATAAGTTGTGTATACTGCATAATCAGTTCCATCCCATTGTGTAGTTATATTTAGATAACATGTTCCCGTTATTGTTGGAAAATATGGACTAATAGTTGCTGTAGTGTTTGTATCTATATTATTAAAAAATGCTGTTCCAAAATTAGTAGGTTCAGTTGAGCCTAATGTTCCTGGAATACCAGTAACTATTGTATTTATACCACATGCGTATAATCCAGTAAAATTTACTGGTTGGGTTTGAGCATTTGGATTTGTGGCTGTGAATATAGCGTTAACAGTTGTATCTTGTAATACAGGAGATGAAATTGTAAAAGTATATAATTGTGGAATTAAATCATAACTTCCAGTATATACATCAGGAAGTAACGATGTAATATTTGTTGCTAATATTATATTAAAAGTTGGTAAGCCAGATGTAACAAAAGACCACGATGTAGTAGATGTTCCTCCTGTATTATTTATTGATGATGATGCAGTTGTTTGAATTGAACCATTACTAAATTGTAAATAATTTGGAATTGTTACATAATTTGAACTATTACCTAATACTATTTCATTATCATTTGATGTATTTACATTTGCTCCTATTACTATACTATTGTTTCCACCTGCACTTGCTTGATAACCTATTGCTATATTATTTGCAAGTCCATTATTAAGGTCAGAATTTAATCCAATTGATATTCCATTTGTATTAGTAGATGTAGAATTTGCTGATCCTACTCCTAGTGAGGTTGTTCCATCTAAATTTGTTATTCCATCACCTATACCATTTCCTAGTAATACACTGTTTGTTATTGTAGGAGTACTTCCTAAAAATTGTTGTCCAATTAAATTTGAATTAGTATAACTTAAAATTTGAACATCACCAAAAAATCCAACAGAATTATTAAAATTAACTTCTCCATCAAAGGTTTGAGTATATGCGGTTTCAAATGTATTATCTTGATCTGTAAAAACACCTGTTGCTGATCCTCCATTTGCGTTATATTGAATACTTCCATCTGGAAATTTAATATATCCATTATTCAATACAATATTTCCATTAAATTCAGAATTTGCTAAATTAGAAAATGATTGCGCTGACATTATAATATAATATATTATTTTTATCTGAATCTAATTTCTGGATACTTCTGTCCTTTGTTTCTAGATCCTCCTGAAATATATCCTCCTTGAACTTCTTCTTCATCAGGTAATAATTTTCTACCTTTTTTCAATTTAATATTTAAAGGAGAATATGAATCAACTGCTTGACCTACTAATGAAAGACCTTGACTAAGAGTTTCAATAAAATTTTCTATTGGAATATCTCCGATTCCATAATTTTGCATCTCAACTCCTAGATCACTTACTTTTATTAATAAATCTTTTATGATTTGATTTTGTTGAGCGCTAAAATAATTATATACTGGATAAATACTTAATTCAAATGAATGAAGAAATTCTTGAACTTCAGGTGCGTAATCAATAGATAATTTATTTCCTATTTCTTTATAATCAGGTACAGCGTAACCATATTGATCTATGACTGTAGGTGCGTTGATTATAACCTTAAATGTGTTTAACATTTGTTTTAAAAATAATGTAATCTTTGAAAAGTTTTCATTCATTTGAGATTGTGTTGGTTGAATATTTGATTGAATATCTCCTACTCTTGTATACTGGTCAACTGAAGATTTGAATATCTTTTTCTTAGCCGCATTCAGTAAGTTCATATCAAGATCTGGATTCCCACTACTCCATAGTAAAGGCATTATATATTATATTGAGATTTTATTTTCTTCTAAATGTATTGTTTTATTATGTCTATTTTTAGAAGAATAATTCATTTCTTTATTACAAATAGTACATGTCCATTTTCTATCTTTATATTTTTTATAATCTTCTTTATAAAAGTTAAGATGTTTATTACTATTAAAATGTATATCTTTATTATATTTGGTATATGTTCCACCGCATTCGCAATTTGTATAATAATTTTCTATTTTTTTTAAAATATTATAATATTTTTTATTATGTTCTTTAATTTCTTCTTTATTTTCTTCTTTATATTTTTTATTATATTCATTAATTTGTTCTTTATTTTCTTTATAATATTTTTTATTATGTTCTTTTTCTTTCTGTTTTTTTTCTAATTCATTTGTTATTGGTAATCGTATATTTACGCATTCATATTTTAATATATATTCTTTTTCTTTTTCTAATAATTCATTTTTAGAATTACAAGTAATTTTTTCTAAAATTCTTATTGTTGGTTTTCCAATTTCAAATAATTTTAATGATGATAAATAACCTTTATTTGTAGTTATAAATCTTTTAAAAATATATTCATGCCATTTATATCTTTTATCGATATCCCAAAATGTACTTCCAATATATTTTAAATTATCTATTTCTAAAATATAAATATTTCCTTCCATTAAAATTATTTTTAAATATCTTTAAATTATTCTCCTTAATACAAATTATTGCTTTTAATATATGATGAAGCTTGTCCAAGTGTCATTCCATGATCTTTCATTAATTTTTTAATCATATCTCCTCGTGGTGTTGATTTCCTTGCTCCTCCTCTTTTAGAAACCTTACTATATTTAACAGTTTGAAGAGGATGAACTGGAATTGTTTTACTAGGTTGAAGAACTGGTTTCTTCTTGCGTCCAAGACCAATTTTTCGGTTCGCATACTGACCTAGTTGATTTCCAGCCATTGATCCAAGTTGAGATGCGAAAGGCGCTAATTCTGGATTACCAATCGCAACTGATGCTGCATCTCCTAGAGCATTTCCAGCTATAGATCCTAGAGTGGGTAAAACCTTACGAACGGCTGCTTTAAATTGAGGACTTGATTTTTGATATTCAGTTTTAATTTCAGATCCAACTTGCTTGGCACCTGAAACAACTTGCTTTGCTCCTGAAGTAATTTCACTTCCTAGTTTCTTTGCTCCTCTAGAAATACTTCTTCCAATATCTTTCAAACTAGGTAGTTTTCCTCCTGAATAGGGTCTAGGTAAAGATTTAACATAATGACCTCCAATATCATGATACATAGATGATTTCTTAGTAGTATAGTCTTCGAGACCGGGCATCGTCAATGACATCATTCCTTTAGTAGATCTTCTTTTTCCTCCTTGAGATTTAGGAGTATAAGTTGAAGGATTTCGTCCCATAGGAAGACGACCTAAAGGCATGATAGTAGGATATACATGATTAACTGGACTAATAATTGAAACAGGACGAGCAGGTCTACCTCGTCGCATCACTCCTGCTGAAATAGCGTATGCTTCAGGGTAATTAAGAGGATATTGAGTCCCACTGATACCTGGTGTTATATGTGATTTTTTTCTTGTACCACCTCGAAGACCAGAATAATCTCCTATCAAGGGGGTATACTGATTATCAATTGCGAATCTAGTATCCAATTGAATTAATTTATCATTGATCATACGAGTGTAAGCATCAGTGCCAATAGAACCAGAACCAGCCATTATATTTATTGAGAAGATAATAATTTGAGGCGATGGTATCTTTCCAAATTATATTTTTTAATTCTTTCTTTTTTAATAGGATCTAGGTAATAAGCGTTTTGCCTTGATAATTCTTTATCTCTATTTTTAATATATCGTTCTGCTCTTTTCTTGAGAATTACTATTTTATTATTTTCATAATATTTCTTAATTTCTTCTTCTGTCCTAAATGGCATATTTTTATTTATACAGTTTAATTCTTTTTCAATATATTCTCTTTCTTTAATAAATTGTTTTTTTAATTCTTCTAAAGTATCTATTTCAAATTCTTCTAAAATAATTACTTGATAGTCTTCATTTTTTAATATTTCGACAGACCTACAATTACTTATTCCATTAATTTTGACACTTCCGGTGTCTGCAACAGAGTTGCGATAATATTTATATACTGATTTATGTTTACTTATTCTATCATTTAATTTTCTTTTAGTTGATCCTATATAGCAATTATTCGTCTTATTACAGAGCAATTTATAAATAATGATTTTCATTTATTTATAAATATAAAATAAAATAATTATAGAAACGTATTTATCGAATTAGTTTATGAAGTTTGGATTTTTTATGGATGGCACCACCAGAAATTGCTCCAGAATATCCTGCGCCCGAAACGCCAGAAACATATCCTGCTCCGCTCATCTTTTTCATGTGTTGAGCAACATACTTAGGATGTCTGGCAATACCTCGGTGCAGCATCTTCCCACCAATCATGCGTTCATCAGCAACCCTCGAAATTGCGGGTGTATCTTTCTGTTCTTGAGTAGATAAGGTCAATTCTTTCGTTAAAATACCGGTAAATGTCGTCGAAGTTCCGCTCTCACTGCAAAAAAT